TTCTTAGCAACCTTCTTAGCACCAGAAGCAACCTTATGAACAGCAGATTTGATCTTTGCTAGTTTATCGGTTCTACTTGCTGCTGGTTTTACGTCACTATCATGACCAACTGTTACCTTTGCTTCTTCGAGGTAACTTAATTCCGAATCAACGTGTTCGATAAGAAGAGTTTCAAGTTCTTCAATCTCAAAACCTTCTTCTAGAGTTTCATAGAAAAACTCTTCGACAACTTCTTCAATCAAATCATCCGAGAGAAAAAGAAGATCCTCATCAGTTAGTTCGTCGAGAACAGATGCAAAATCCAATTCTTCCTTAGTCATTTTTTTCTTTTGCCAAGAATCAAGTGCATCTACAGGACGACCACCTTTAGCAAGAACTTCTTTTTTGTGTGATTGAAATGCTGCAGTATTAGCATCTCTTTTCTCTTTATCTGCCTTAGAAGCAGCAGCTCTTTGAGCAACCTTTTCTTTGGAGATACGATCAATACGTTCTGCTGGGGTTTCTTCCTTTAGATCTTCTTTGTTTGGATTGATGGTAACAGTGGATTTTCCAACTGATACTTTCTTACCTTTCTTTCCAGAGTCTTCTTGCTCTGCGATGTAGTTGTTAAATGATTTCATTTTATTCCTCAGCGAACGTTAGCAGCATACCATTTTTCGAAATCTTCTCTACGCTTATCACCTCTAGGTGGCATAGCACTCTTCGATGTCTTTTTCTTTTGCTCTGCTTCATACTTCTCAGGATTGTTGCGAGCTACTTGTGCTTCCATTACTTCCTTCCAGGAGTAATTGCGAACCTCAAGACCACCCTCTTCTAGAGAGTTGCCGATCATTTCATAACCCATGTTGAGATCCTTTTTCTCTTTAGGAGTTAGAGCACCTCTTTGAGCTCCTCTCGCTGCTTGCTTTGCTTTCACCTTAGGATCGTTTGACTTGTGAGCATATCCATGGAGACCAGGATTCGATGAAGCAGTCTTACGGTAATCACCTCTTTGTGCTCTCGCATAATTCTGTCTTTGCTTTGCCTTGTTAGCATCACCGTAGGTTGGTTTCTTCTCAAGTGCAGTTGCTCTATCTGCTGCTTCTCCACCACCAGCACGGCTGCGTAGTTTGGTTTCATCATAACCACGCTTTGCCATGGCAGTTGCTTCTAGAACAAGGTCATAAAGTTCTTCAATCTCTTCCTCAGAAAGATCTTCCATGAGTTCAAAGAACTGATCTTCGTTCTCGATTACTCCTTCAGTATAGAGCCAGTCAGCAACCATCTCTACATCAGAAAGGAATTGTGCTTCTTCATCTAGAACTTCTTGAGTGTCGTTAATGGTTACGCCATCTTCTTCAAAGATAACTTCGAATCCATCTTCATAAGCAGCAAGAACTTCACGAACTTGATCGATTGTATATCCTTCTTCGATCATTTGAGTATAGACATCCATGTACTCTTCCATAGGTACACACTTGTCTTTACCGTTCTCAGTACCAGCATACTTATAACCTTTCCAGCAAGCCTTACCATCGGCACCCTTAACTTTGCCTTCTTCAATCTCAACTTCTTCTTTTTGTGCTCCGTAATAAGCACCTAATGCTCTCTTGATTCTTTGCTTCTTGCTATCACCAGAAAAAGTTTTTGCTGATGAATGAACGAAATCTGAGATGGTCTTGCCAGCATCAGCACCGACATCAATCTTCTCGTTTACTTCTTTTTCAGTTTTCTTTTCGCCTTTCTCTTCTTTACCTTTGGCGTGCTTATATTCCTTGTGCTTACCGCCCTCGTCTTTACCAGATTCCTTTTCTTCCTTTTCAGATTCCTTTTCTTCCTTCTCTTCTTTTTTAAATTTACCGCCTACTTCTCCCTTCTCATATCCAACTCCATCACCATCGTCATCCCACCAACGCTTTGGTTTACCTTCTTTTTTATCTTTTTTATCTTTTTTATCATCCTTTTCACCAGCATCGTTTTCGTCCTTCGCTTCTTCATTTAGATAACCAATATCATCCAGGATGTTTTCGATCCCATCAAGTTTGAAGTTGTTAGTAAACATTTTTAATTCCTTGCGATTTTTCGTTTCCTTCTATTATTTAGTGTTTTTTACTTTCTTCATCCAACCACCAAAGGTTACCTTAGGTTGTCCTGGAGTAAGTTGCTGAACATAATCACGATATTTATCGGTTCCAATCTCAAGTTGAGTTCTAGGATCCGCACCTTCAGTCAATTGAGTTAGCCAACCACGATAGGTATTATCATATTCATCAGCATAGATCACGTAGTTAGGACCGCGATGAATAACTTCTCCAAGAATACCAGTATGTAAATGTTGAACGATTGCGCCCTCTTTAAATATTTCATTATTGTAATATGCTTCTCTTAGCATTTCATAATCTAACTTTGGTGCATACTGCCAGGTTTCTACTTTAGCAGTTGCGTGCATAGCATCCTGCAAAGTTCTAAAGAGTTTTTCTTTATCAGCATCCTTCAAGGTGTCTGGGATTCCTTTTGAGAAGACTTCAAACTTGTCTTCCATCGCTGCCTTACGCATCTTAGAAGCCGACATTCCACTAACATCTTCAGCATCAGCGTCTCTTTCGCCTGCTGAAATGACTTGGATATTATTGAAATTGTAGAGGGAACCATTATACTTTTGAGCAAGGTTTTGGAATTCAGAAACTCTGTCAGATCCAACAACAATATTAACTTCCGTGTATCCTTCTGCTGCTACTGCCTTGAGAACATCAAAAATGTTTCTCATGTTCTCATCACTAATAATATTTTCAGCATAATCAGGGAACATCTTCTTCATCCACTCAACCTTAGTATTTGGATCAAGAGGATTCTTAGTAGGATCCTGAGTACGTGATGGATAGATTCTAAAATCTCCATTTGCAGAATTAGCAACTTGCTGAATTAGTTTCTCATGTCCAACTGTAGGAGGATTAAATCTACCGAAAGTTAGAGTAACTGACATACCCTGTTCTGGATTCTTGGCAGGATCCTGTTCTGGAGCAGCAGGATGATCTGTTGGAAGTCCAGCATCCTTAGCAGAAACTTTTACAAGTTTCATACCGCCTTCAGATCTGTATTCTACTTTCTTAGTTCTTGGATTAGCATACTTTCCATATCCTACATGGACAAGTCCAAGCTTCTCTGCTTCTGCAGCAGCACCGCTCTTCTTGCCTTCACTTAAAAAATCCCTATAACTTTTCATTTACCTTGGGGTATCCTTCTTTAGTATTTATTTCTTTTGATAATCGCACATAATGTGAGTTGGTGCGACTCCAGAGGCTTTGTTTCTGATATTAAATTGGAACTTGTATTTTGCAGACTCGCAAGCAATGATTACCTTCTTACCTTTACCAGTAGTTCCTCCATAATAAGCAGTAATTTTACCAGTAAGAGTTGTAGCAGACCTGAGATATGAATCATCCATTTCATAAACATTTACTTTGGATGTTGTTCCATGAACCATCCAATATCCTTTACCAACCATTTGTTCCAGTAAATTTTCTAAGGCTGCTTTGTTACAAGTTTGTGTAACATCAACTTCATGATTTTGAATTTTCTTAGAGTGTGGATAGTTATTAAATGTTTCGCAGAATGCTGTCTTACTAAGACCGAACATTTTAATAATTTTTTCTGCATCAGTACTTAAATTATATGCTTTGAGATTATTGGCATTGAATAAAGTACTAACTCCAATGTTTGCAAATGCTAAGGTAGATCCATATTTCAATGATAGGTAAACTTTTGTTCCGCCATTAAATTGTAGAGTAATGTCAGTTACTGTAGGCCCCAAATCAGTACCGCCATTCCCCAATCTAATATTGTTTCCAGATATACTCAAAGGTCTCTTAGTATTATTTTCTCCTTCAGCAATAACACCTGATAATGGTTTACGAATATCCTTACCAACCATCTCAATAATCTTTTTTGCTTCGTCTCCGTACTTACCTTCAACTTTTCCTGTCTCATAGAATTCAGTTAAAGCAGCAAACAAATCTCGTTCAAACTGTATTCCAAGATTAATCTTTGCTCCCTTTCCAGTTTGTCCACCAAATTCAGATGTCTTTTGTAACTGAGTTAAATTTACTGTTTTGATCTGGCCAGTATTTTCATACTTACCCGTGAAGAAAATTTTTGCTGTTCTATCTTCAATAAATTCCAATACTCTAGAGATTGCACTTGCTCTCTGATCTTTATCATCTACTTCGTATGCATACTCACCCGCTTTAGTTTCAATGACAAGTGCGTATGGAATAAAGACTCCTTCATCAGCAACAACAAAATGGTTTTCGTAATTATCCAAACCAAAAAATTTATCGACCAAAACTTCTACGTTTTGTCTCTTTTTTAATTGAGATTTGTCGAGTGTTTGTGCCATTTAAAAAACCCTCTCTTCAGTAGTATTTAGAAGAGAGGGGGTTTGTGATTATACCCATCTACCCATGCATCCATGAGTTCAGAGATTTGAAAGTATTCAATGATGATGTCATCATCGGTCGCCAGCCGCTCGGACTTCGGACTTAACGACATCAAAAACACCTTCGGGATAACGCTTAAGTAACTTAGAAACATTTTTCATGATAACTTCGTCTATACTAATATTTAGAGCAAGACATGCCTGGGCAACATACCACATGACATCACCAAGTTCAATGATCAGATGATCTCGGTTATCTTCGTTCCATGGTTTACCTTGGAAAATCATCTTCTTAATGATCTCCATAAACTCACCACCTTCGGCATTGATACCAACAGCGGCAGTCAGGAGACGCTCAATGTTACTATCTTTAGCAGACAGTTCATTCAAACGTTCATAAAAAGTCATGTAGTCCTTGGACGGTTTACTGGTCACAAAGTCAACAAACTCAAGATACTTATTCAGATCTGCCTCAGCAGCAACTGGTTCTTCATCAATCAACTGATCAGTAACACCTTGAGTTTCAGGAAACTCTTGTTCATCTTTAGGAGCAAATCCTTCAGCCATAATTTACCTCAATATTTAAAGTCAGCAAAATTTTTACGGGTTTGACCTTTGAAAAGGTCTTCGGGTTCTTCATCTAGATCTTGCCCCGAATCAACAAGATCGGTTTGAGCAGATTGATCCACATCATAGAGACGCATCTTTGCTCTGTCAATACCGACGATAAAGCGTTTGTTCATCGTAGGATCATTATACCTGTTTTTGAGTTGTTTGACAAGTATCTGATTCAGTTGCTCAAGTTCCTCTGTAGATATAAGAGCAAACATAAGATCAGCAGTAGCAGGGAGACCAAAAGATTCTGAAGTATCAGTAAGGTCAACATCAGTACTACCATAGCCACTACGAGTAGTTTGAGTAGCACTGAAGATGGGGACGTTGAACTCCACAGCCAGACCTCGTAACTCTTCAGCAATAGATTTAACAAACGTATAAGAATTAACAATTGTTCCCTTATACCTAGAACTGCTGCAGATATTTAGATAATCGATAAAGATAATATCTGGTTTAAATCCTTTCTTTAGAGCAAGCTCGTTGAGAAGAGATTTAAAGTGTCCCGCGTGAGCAGATGCGGTTGGATACTCTTTAATGATGAGTTTGCCCACAGTCTTCTGAGCGAGTTTAATAATCTTAGTTTCATACATCTGCTTGGGTAGATCAACAAGTTGCTGAATGTTGATGTTCAATAAATTCGCATCAATCCGTTCAGCGATTCTCTCTTCTGCCATTTCCAAGGTAATGTAAAGAACATTCTTGCCTTGAAGAAGGGAAGATGCGGCAACGTGGCACATAAAGAGAGACTTTCCAACACCCGTACCAGCAAGAGCGATGTTGAGTGTTTTGGAAGGTAGACCACCCTTGGTGATCTTGTTAAAAAATTCCAGATCGAAGGGAATCTTTTCCTCTTTACGGTGATAGAAATCATAGCGAGATTCAAAATCATCAATGTAATCGTGACCTACATGCTCGTCAAAACAAACTCCTAGTGCTTCAGAAAGAATACTAGGAATTGCATCACGGCTCTTAGTCTTGTCCTTACCATCAGCAATCTTAATAGATTCCAAAAGAGAAAGATAGACTGCTCGATCTTTACACCATTTCTCAGATGTGTCAATCAACCAGTCATAATCAACTTTGTCTTCTGTAAATGTCTTAAGAAGATCTAGAATATTCTGAAACCCATCTTGACTCAGATCAGTCCTACGCTCACACTCAATAGCAATAGCATTCAGAGGAGGTTGAGTCTGATACTCTTGAACATATTTGTTGATCTCTTCAAAGACCACACGTTCTTCATGAGTTTCAAAGTATTCTGATTTGATGAATGGAAGTACCTTACGGCAATACTTCTCGTTATACACAAGATTCTTGAGAACAATAACTTCCAGTTTATCCATCATAGGTAGTGACAATAAGATCCAATAATGTACTTTGATTCATCCACTGTTGGAAGACCTGCATGAGGAAACATCCAAAGAGGTGGGAACACGATCATTCTACCAGATTGGGGTTTGATTGACAAGTCCAGGTAGGGAAACTTGGTTTCCCCTCCCGTCTCAACATCATTCAAATAAAGAAAGAAAGCCAAATACCTACGTGCAGAATTGTGGTTACCAACATCAACATGCTCTGCATACTGATCTCCACCAGGATTATACTTTTTAATTCTCAACTCTTCTAATGCATACTGAGCAGGATGTTCGTCAGTAATAAAATTATCAGTACAATATAGTTGAGCATATGTGGTAAAGACATTTACAAAGTGATTATGTAAATCTTTATCCTTGGCAGAATAGTCTTCACTATCTCTAGTGAAGGAGGTAATATTCATCTGTGTGAAAGATGGTTTATCCTCCCTTTCAATTCTCTCATGATAATCTTTATTGTTTTCAAATATTTTAATAGCATGTTTACATGCATCTTCATCGACTACATCATCATAAATTTTAATGAGATCAGTCAGTTTCTTCGCCAGCATAATCTTCCTCTCTTGATACTACATTGCCTTGTCCGTATAGATATTCTTTTTTTGCCGATTCATCCAGGGCTTGCATAATGTCTGGAGTAAAGTACTTTTCTGGATCCGCGAGAATTGATTTCGGATAGACGGACGTTCCATTGACTTTATAGCGATTACCAACTCTCTCAAAGACTCCGTATTTCTCTCCAAGTTCAAGTAATCCGTAGTAAGGGTCGAGTCCTGTGTCGTAGTAAAGGCGCGTTTCAGCAACGGAATTCTCTTTAGTAAAGCGAGACTTCTGTGCTTTACACTTGATAATATTCCCGATGACTTCTTTGCCGTCCTTTTCCTTAGATTTGGAGAGGTAGATAATAGTAGAAGCGGCATACTTAAGGCCAGAACCACCGCCCATTTCTTTAGTCGGAACATAAGCACCTACAACATCATACGTGTGATTAGTAACCAGCATCGGGATGTTTGCCTTACCGAGTTTCAGCGTCAGAACACGAAACACAGATTTGGTAACCTGGGCTCTGGTCATGTCCCTGGTTTCTTTACCCTCAGACGAATCTTCAATCTCCTTTGTTGTGGAAAGATTCCCAAGAGAATCTAGCACAAACATTAGAGGTTGTCGATCCTTTTCCTTTTGATCTAGGTATTTATCTACAATACGTAACGATTGAGTACGGAACTCCTGAACTGTAACAACAGGTACAATAATCATTCGCTTCGAATCGATACCACGATCCTCAATCATCGACTTAGTAATTGCGGATTCTGATTCAAAGTAAACAACACCCGCGTTAGGATTAGAATCGAGAAAATGTTTGACCACAGAGAGACAAAAGAAAGTCTTACCAGTTGACGATTCGCCCGCAATAGCCGTAATTT